ATATTTCCATCAACACGGTAGCAACTACTGCTGGTACAGTTACATTCACCATCACCCCACCATGGGGAACTAATGGTAGTGGATATCAGTATACTATTGATACTCTCGGCATCGTTACATCTGTTGCAGTAAATCAAGCTGGTGAGGGTTATTCTGTTGGTGACACCCTAAGTGTCTTTAATCTCGATCTAACAGCAGCAATTGTCTATACATTTACTACCGAAGGTCTTGTTCAACCAAGTTTCACTACAACTGTACCTAGTGGTACATTTGTTGCTGGTCAGCAATATACCTTCCAGCAAGAAGATGCATTGAATCCTGGTACATTTAACTCCATTACAATGCTTTGTGAAGAAGTATATGACAATGGTAGTGAAATTTTAGTTGTTACATTTAGTGAAGTAACCGAGAATGAAACTATTGGTCAGGGAGATACTATTAGCGGTCTAGAGATTGATGAAATTGCAAATCCAAACAGATATCTAGTAGATTTTGATGACCCTGAGGGTGGTAATGCACCAACTAGATATCCTGACATGACGTTGTTTGTTAACAACAAATATAGCATGGACTATTCCAATGCTAACAATCACCCAGTTAGATTCTCTATTCACCCTGATGGTACACATAACAAATATGAAGAAGCTGGTGTAACTGTAACCGAAGGTAGCAATCAATTTACAGTTGCTGACGCATCTGGTATTTTAATTGGTATGGAAGTTACCACTGGAGAGGGTGGGGATATTAGTGATACTGGTAGTATCGGTTCAGTTGCATTTGTTACTGCAGTTAATGGTAATACTATTACCATGGATGTAACTGCTGCAGTTACTGGTACTCTTCCTCTATTGATTCAAGGTGTAGAGTACACTGGTCAGGAAGTAGTTAAGAACGATGATAACACTGTCATTGCTCCTAATGCATCAACACCAACTACGCTCTATTATTATTGCGAGAATCATCCTAATATGGGTGGTCTGGTAAACAATGCTGCTGAAATTACTATTGATCCAAACAACACCAAAGTTTTTGGTAGTGGTTTTGAAATTACTGTAACTTCTATTGTTTCTACCGATAATGTAACTCTAGACGTAAGCAGCGGCGGCGGCACGTTCCTGCAAGTTACTAGTGATAATGTTACATCAGATACAGCAACTATTGAAACTATCAATACGACTGATATTATTGTTGATACAGAAAATGGTAAAGTTAGTACCGAGTATGTCCTAGCACCATCTTCATTGAAGATTGAGACTACTGGTCTACTGAGTCCATTGTCTCTCAAAACCGCTAAGGTAAGTTTCGTTACTCCAGGTCAAACTGAAGATACTAATATCGAAATCTTTACTGATACAGGAGATGTCATTACATCGGGTCAGTTCAAGACAACTGGTGTATTCAACTCTAGTGATCTACTCAAGATTGAAGATAATAAAGTTGAAGCACAAGGCACCAGCGATCTTCTTTTAAATCCTGCGCCAAATAGAGTTACTATTATTGGTGGTACACAAGCACTACAAATTCCTGCAGGCAATACTGCTGCTAGACCAGCATCTGGACTTACAAATGATGGTGCTATTAGATATAACACTCAGACTACTCAGTATGAGGGTTATAGTTCTGCAACCAACTCTTGGTCTTCTCTAGGTGGTATTAGAGACCTAGATGGTAATACATATGTCACCGCAGAAGAATCTGTTGGTGCTAATGATGATACCTTCTACTTTTATAATGGTAACATCAATACCATCAGAATTACACCAAACAAGTTGAGATTTGAGGAACTAAAAGCAATTGCTTCCCTCAATACATCTGCTCCAGTTTATACTGAATGGTTCTCTAATACACCAGTAACTCTTGGTCAGTATCTCAAGTATAGAAATAATATTTACGAAGTAACTGCTGCTGGTGTTACGGCTACTGATGGCAATGCTCCTACTCATACGTCAGGTGCTCAACCAAACAATACATGCGAACTGACTTTCTATAGCACCGCTGTAGGAAATCTGTTGTTCCAAGAAATTGATGAAGTACAGGTTGACCCATTTGGTGATACGTATTTAACTATATCTGGTGATCTCAGACTTAGAAACAATGTTGTTGGTACAGATATCAATGACTTGATTCTGAGACCTAATGCTGGTAAGAAAGTCAAGGTCGATGCAACTAGTACGCTTGTACTTCCTGTAGGTAATGAAAATGAGAGAGGTGCTGCTGAAACAGGTTCTATTAGATTCAATACCGACTCGCTGCAGTATGAAGGTTATGATGGTGCTAACTGGGGTTCTCTAGGTGGCGTCAAGGACGTTGATCAAAACACCTACATCATTCCTGAGACTTCTCCAGGTGCTAACGAGAACATTCTTTACTTCTATAACAACGGCGTCAACACGATGCAGTTGAGCACATCGTCTCTTGACCTGACTAATATTGATACATTTACTTCTATCAATAATACTTCTCTCACACTAGAGTTTAAGACATTCACACTTGACACTGGTGCTACGGTTATTGACAATACTGCTGTAGATACCACCTTCTTGTATAACACCAAACAGTTCTTTAAGTTTGGCATGTCGGCAGGTCTAACTGTCGATCCTCTGCTTATTCTAGAAGACACAGGTGATATCTTCTACAACACAGGATTTGGAACTGGCAGTGAAACAAAACTAAAACTTCTGAATGATGAACTTACCGATTTTGAAATTAGAGATTATAAGGTACAGACATCATCTCTAGAACTTATTAGAGGAACTACTGACGTTGGTTCTGCACTTCTTTACAATACTACAACCCAAAAAGGTTGTAAAGTAATGGTAATTCTGGATAACACTGTTTCTAATAAGTCCTCCTTCATGGAGTTCAATGTAGTTGATGATGGTACGGAAGTCTACTATAACGAATATGCTGGTGTAAATACCAGCGAGGATGCTGCTACAGTAGTGTTCGACATTGATGTAGATAACAACGCTAGAATTACATTTACACTGACAAATGATCATGCTGTTAATGACAATATTAAAATCACCGTCGTTGCTCAAATTCTAAAGTAAAATGCCAGTAATCAGAAAATTCGATAGCAACCAGGGATTCTCTGTCGATCAAAGAGTCGTCGTAGATGAACTCAGGAATGCTAAAGACATTAATAGTCTAGAAATTAAGAACAGAAACTTCCAAGAAAGTTTTACTTCTTACAATATTCTTAGAGGTTCTAACACCGCTATTCTCAGTACCGATGATGTTGGTACTCAAATCACTCTGCCTGACAATACTGTATCTTTTATTACAGGTAAAGTTGTAGCAGCAAATGAAATCGGGAATGCGTTTTACAATGCGAAAATTGAGACTTGTGTTAATACCAACAATGTTGGTCTAAGCACTGTTCAGGGAAGCATGCTAACCGTTATTAAAGACACTATTCCTCTGGGTCAAACTTGGGCAATCGAACCATTTATTGGTGGTGGTGCTAATAAGTTCAGTTTTACTACGACAAGAGCAGGTACAACTCTAGCAATCAGATGGTTGGTATACACCGAAGTGATTAATATCGAATGGCTCTAATGCTAAATAACAACAGGGAAATAGTAGGCGGAGCTCAGTAAGACATGAGTTTTAACATTAATTCTGATAAAGAATTTATCTCAGGGTCAAAACCTCAATTTATTGGTACAACTCAGTTCTCTATTCGCGCTGGTAGCGGTGTGGATGAGAAAGAAGTAGTTAGAGCACTTCTCGATTCGGAGGAGAAACTACCTCGTGTTGGTATTAATAGAACGGGACAAAGGGTCAACAACATCAATGTGTTGACTAGTGGTTCTGGATACACCACGGAGCCTACAGTTACCGTCAGTCCTCCCCCTGATAGTCCTACTGCCGTACAGGCACTAGCATCTGCTTTTATTTTCAATGGTCGCGTTGTTAGCATTGCTATCAACAATCCTGGTGCTGGTTATTCTACTGCACCTACTGTTACAATTACTGGTGGTAATGGTGGTGGTTGTTCTGCAGAAGCAGAACTTGATACCGTTGATTACGAACTTGACATTAACGGTGCAATTAGAACTTCTACGTCTATTATTTCCGACACGGCGAGAATTCTAAACCTGGATATCGACAACTTCGTTACTCCAGACCTAAACCTGAGAGGTCCAAACCTTAAGACTTATGTTAATAACTCAGGTACTATCTGGGTTGCTAATACTATTGTCCAAGAGAACTCCTATAGATACTTCGGTGCCAATGTCTACCAGGCATTGAACGCTGGTCAGACTGGTCCTGCTGCTCCTGAGCACCTGGATGGTATTGTCCTTAACGGCG